TTTGATCTCTAATATTTTTACTGATTTTTTTTGCAATTTCTTGTTTGATACCTTGTTTTAATAAAATTGTTTGTTTAATTCTATTACCACTAACTATTTCAATATCACCGTAGTCAAATATTTTTAAGGATAAGTTTCTTTTTATTGCCTTTTGTCTAATTATGTCATTTACAGCATTCAAAGTAAGTTCGCTATTAGTAATTATAAAAATATTTTCTTTTTCTAAATCAACTGAAGTATCAGTACCCTTCAAATCGTAACGCTGAGAAATTTCCCTTTTAACTTGATCCAAAGTATTGACTAATTCTTGTCTATTAAAATCAGAAACTACATCAAATGAAAAACTTTCTGCCATAGTAAATTATTAAACGCTAAATATTTTTAGCATAAATCATCTTTTTATAAGGGGAAATGGGTTAATTTAATCAAAAAATAACAAACTAACCAATTTGCCCATTTCTTCAGCACTTCTACAACTATTTAGCAAAGTTTCACTATCGTGAAAGGCAAAGCATATTAATTGATCACATCTAGTAATAATTTCTTGATTACAAAGACTGCTTGCGAGTGGCAAAGGTAATTCATCATTTTCACTTTTTTCAACCAAATGCAAAACCTCAAGCAGGTGGAGCATCTTCTGGTGGTACTCATGCAAAGATTGAATCTGAGATTGAAGATGACATTATTGACGATTGGGATGATGAAGATGAAGAAGAAGACGGTGCAGGTTCTGAAGGTGGTGATCAATCTTCTACTCAACGTTCTTTTGATGATGCATCAGAAAAACTTTCTTCTCCTGACTCAAAAGATCTAACCTATGTTGAGATTCCTGAGAAAGTTAACCTAGATAAACATGTTGTTGATTGGAAGAAACTCCACGATTGGATTGATAGTCAAGCACTTGAGTCTATTGCTTATGCTGATGTTGACCAACTATACAATGAGTTTCGTAAGCAATCTCAGAAGGAGGTAAATTATCTTGTTAAAGAATTTGAGTGCCGTAAGTCTGCTGACGCTTATGCTCGTGCTGGTCAATCTAAAACTGGCGTCCTTGATACTACAAAGTTACATACTTATCTTTATAACGAAGACATCTTCAAAAAAATAACTATTCTTCCTGATGGTAAGAATCACGGTCTTGTATTCCTTCTTGATTGGTCTGGTTCGATGTCTCGTATTATGTTAGATACCTTGAAGCAGTTATATAATCTAATGTGGTTTTGCAAGAAAGTTCAGATTCCATTCGAGGTTTATGCATTTACTATCTGTTATCCAAAGTTTGGTGGAGCAGATCCTTTATGTGAGGCCAAAGTTAATCAGTTTGATGTAGATAGGAATTTTTCATTACTCAATATGTTTACTAGTAAAACAAAAGGTAAGGTATTAGAAAAGCAAATGAAGTCTATGTTCAGAATTGCAAGCACATTTGGATATAACCATTATGCTGGTGAAGGTAGATACAATGTTCCTTTAGGTCTAAATCTATCTGGAACACCATTACACGAGACCATGATTGCTTTACATCAGATTCTTCCATCTTTCCAAAAAGATAATGATGTACAAAAGGTTCAGTGTGTAATTCTAACTGATGGTGAAGGTCATCCACTTACATATCATAGTGAGCATGTTAGTCATTTTGACCCAACTAAGACATATCTTGGTTCTAATAATAGTGCAAGAAGGAATTGTTTCTTAAGATGTCGTAAAACTGGAAGGACATATTCTTTTGGAGAAGGTTGGTATGGTAGTGCTAGTTACACAGATGCATTCTTAAAGAATCTTCGTGATAATTTTCCAAATATGAACTTCATCGGTATTCGTCTTTTGACCTCTGGAGATTCTTACAGTTTCCTAAGTAATCATCTTGATGGTCAAGACCTTATCAACGCAAGAGTGGTATGGAGAAACACTAAGACCGCATCAATCAAGACTTCTGGATATCATACTTACTTTGGATTATCATCTAATGCTTTGAGTAATGACACAGAGTTTGAAGTCAAAGAAGATGCATCAAAGGCAGATATCAAGAGAGCATTTGCTAAGACTCTTAAAGGTAAAAAGATGAACAAAAAAATATTGAGTGAGTTTATCGAATTGGTTGCTTGATAAATACTTGCAACAATTAAAGTAAACCCATGAGTAGATTTGGAGATTTAATAGGTGGAAAAACTACTCCACCTATCGTAGTTGAACCAGAACCCGAAATTATAGAGGGTGACTCTGATGAAGGCCAAGTTGATTTGGAATCTCTATCTAAGATAGAGCTAGAGGAGTTTGGTAGAGAACTAGGTATTGAATTAGATCGTAGACATAGTAAAAAGAAATTAGTTAAAGAATTAGAAGACGAACTAAAAAAACAAGAAGAATGAAATCTTATCACATCTACTTAGAAGATAAATGTCTGTTTAAGAATTTAAATCAAGAAGAGTTTGATGTTGTATGGAATAAAATATATAAGTCTTATTGGACAGAGGACTTAACTTACTCTTGTTGTGAAGCAGACAAGGTAGAACAGATGGAATCCAGTTATTAAACTGGCACATTTGTTATAGATATAATGTCTAGGTGTATTATAATAGGTGTAACGAAACAAATTACATCATGACTAAAAAAACATTTGCACCATTTGAACTTAAAATGACAGAACAGCAAGCATTTGACGGATTAAAAAGCACATACGGTAATGAACTTACTGCTGCTGATGTTCGTGCATTTGCTGCAATGAACAATATTGGATACGGAACTGTAACTAAAAAAATCAAAAAGTACAGAGTTAGTCCAGGCAAATGGAATCTCACAGTAACTAAAAAGTCTGTAGAGAACATTGAAAAGTCTTTCAAGTCTCCATCTGCAATGCCAGCTGCTGAGAAGAACTTAGTTCCTCAGAAAGATGATACTTTTGTGAGGTTTGGTTCTTTCCAAGATGTTAAAAAAATTATTGCATCTAAATTATTCTATCCTACTTTCGTAACTGGTCTATCTGGTAACGGTAAGACCTTTGGTATTGAGCAAGCATGTGCTCAGTTGGGGAGAGAAATTATTCGTGTAAACATTACTATTGAAACTGATGAAGATGATCTTATTGGCGGTTTCCGTCTTGTTAATGGTGAAACCGTATGGCACAATGGCCCAGTCATTGAAGCACTCGAACGAGGAGCAATCTTGTTACTTGACGAAATCGACCTTGCCTCTAACAAAATCCTCTGCCTTCAGAGTGTCCTTGAGGGAAATGGTATTTTCCTTAAAAAGATTGGCAGATTCGTTAGACCCGCCAGAGGATTCAACGTACTCGCCACCGCAAATACTAAGGGTAAAGGTTCAGACGACGGAAGATTTATTGGAACTAACGTGCTCAACGAAGCATTCCTCGAAAGATTCCCAGTAACATTTGAGCAAGCATACCCAAGTGTAAATAATGAAATCAAACTTCTAGGTTTACACGCAAACACTATCGGTATTAATGACACTGAGTTTGTCAAGAAACTTGTAGATTGGGCAGACATTATTCGTAAAACATTCTATGATGGTGGTATCGAAGACCTCATCAGCACTCGTAGACTTGTTCATATCGTTCGTGCTTTTAGTATCTTTAAGAACAAAGCGAAAGCAATACAAGTTTGCATAAATCGTTTTGATGATGAAACAAAGCAGTCATTTATGGAATTATATGATAAAGTAGATGCAGACTTTGAAATGCCTGAGACAAATGAATCTGTGGAAAAACTATAAAGATGTCCTACACGAAATGTTCCCTCTCCATAATCGGTCAGGGAGCGTTTGGGCAAATTGGGAAAGTAAAGGAACTTCTCTAACAGCAAAGACATATACAACTCCTTACTTTATCAAAGCAAGAGAAGTTGAAATATGGGATGATAAAAGTTGTATTTACAACAATATCATATATCCAAAGACGGGCAGTAACCTGCCCTGTTTTGGTATGGACTTGATGGGATTTTTCCAAAAGAAAGTTATTATAGTATTTGACTATCAACATCCAGTAGAGAACTATTTGTTTTCAGTTGAAGGACTTCCAAAAAGTAAAGGAGACTATCGTTTCTTTGAACCTGGTAATCACTTCTCTGAAAATGTTTATATTGCTAAATGCACAATGGATGAGGTTAATGAGCATCTTGAAATGTTTACCAAATACTTGACAAAGTACAAGGATATGGTAGAATTAGAGAAACCCACTGGTGTAGATACTAGTGTTTATAAAGACTTCGATGCTTATATGACTAAACTTGACCCTGTATCAGGATATCTGAAGGGTAAGTTTGGACAAGAAAGAGCAGAAAGTCTTGTAAATGACTTTTTATTTTGTTATGATTAATGCTTGGAGTCTAGCGTGGGAAGCACTATATGGAGATATGGACAAAGAATATCCTATCAAAAATGAATCGTATGATGATTTTGAGAATCCATTACCACCTCAAGATGTAGATATGAGTGTCGGAGCAGGTAACACTGCTTATGAAAATGATGGTCTAGATTATGAAATTGATTTAATCAACGGTGCTTCTGCTGACTACATGGCAGAT